GATCTTGCACAGCAAACTGATTATTAGAATAAACGACAGAGCATACATCCCTACCCCAACGACCATCACGAACCCTATTGCGTATAGTATTAATGACTCCAATTTTTTCCTCCAATGTTCTTGTATTAACTTCGTGATAAACAGCAGTAGCGTAACAGGCTATATCTAGTTCTAAATGGTGTATATCCATTATAGTTCTTTCATGATTTTCTTGTGTCTAGTAAACTTACACAAGAGTATAATTCTATTACAAATCTAAAAGAAAGGAGAACCGCTATGTGGACAACACCAGCAGCTACTGAAATGCGTTTTGGCTTTGAAGTCACAATGTACGTAATGAATAAGTAATTTGTTTTATGCGTATGAGGATGCTCCTAAAAAGGAACGTCCTCATCTGCACCCTCAGCAACAGGTTTAGCACGTTCTTCTTGTTTAGCTTCTACAATTGCTACAGCACCACTAATAAACTTACCATTAGCTCCTTCTCTTACCCATCCTGATAATGTAAATTCAATACCGTCTACGTTAAGTTTTCCACGATAGTCTGGTCGTTTAGGATTATCTCCTTTATCGTTCTTATTTAATGTAAACGTATTTGTGTTGTCATACTGTGCCATATACTACTCCTTTAGTTTAATAATTGTTTGTTCTACTTCTTCTAAAAACTTCTCTACTTCAACTTCTAATTCTGATATATAAGACTGATCTCTGTCAACTCTAGATATAAATAGCTGAAGCTCTGGAGGAAAGTTTGGGTTATAGCTTACGAAGTCTACCCAACTAGCACCAGTACAAGCTAACTGCCATTGCATTTGTGGTATGTATTTACTAGGAACAGACTTACTCATCAAAGTGTTTGTGTGCGTAGTTTCAATGGGACACTTAATTTCAATGAGCCCTGCATACTTACCTTCAATTTGTGCATGAACAGCGCCATCTGGACTAGCACCACTCATAGACAATACAGGGTGTTCAAAGAAACCTACTTCTGAAACAGATATATTTCTTTCTATTTCATACAGTTTTCTAGCAGCATCTTCTCTTTCAATTCCGTCTAACATAGCTTGATTAACGTAACTATCACCTTTCTTACCTGTCAATCGTTCTGATACAAGCTGTATAAGATAGTTTTGACGAGATGTAGATACACCTGTTTTAGTTTTAGCTATTACGTCACTAATACGACTAGCTGTGACCTTTCCCAATCTCTGCTGAAACCATTCTTCTGTGCGTTGTTCTATCATAGAAAGTCCTTACTAGATACAGCTTTTAATGTTGGCTGTTCTGACTCTGGAATATCCTCACCGCTATAGATGTATAAGCCAATACCATGTAATGCAATAGCTTTAGCCAAACAACGTTGCATAGCTGTATTGACTGCCATAGCGTCAGGATTAGAAATCGCTTGATTTCTAAAGTTAAGCACAGGTAATTGTGCAGTCATAGACTTATTAAAAGCATTTACTGTGCAGAATACCATAAGTGTTTCACCAAATTGTTTAGGTTCACCATAAGACCATGTTGCAGTTGGGTCTTGCTGTAGAAGAGTATCCACAGCCCAAGCCCATGATAAGTATGATAGACCATTCTTTTTCTCAATGTGATCTGATACATTGATTTTACGTAGTTCGTTATAGTTCATCTTTGCTCTCTCCTCTTGTTGATGTTGTTGCATCATTACTTGATCGTAGTGTTGTTGTTGACTCATTTTGTTTTCTCTCCTGTTCGTCATATTTATCGTTTAATTCTTTTAAATCTTTATACACTTCTTCTAGTATTGAAGATATATGTTTTAAATCATTCGCCATATTATATACCCCCAAAACACAAAAAGAAACAACCATATCAATTTATTCATATTGCACCTGCTAATTTACCCATAATATGTAAGCATAACCATATATAAGCATAAAAAGATATTACTGTCACTATCATTGTTTTAATATTCATCTTTCTCTCCTAAAGTTGACTACAATAGCTATATTAATGATTAAAATATGACTGTCAAGCTTTTTAGTAAAAAAATAGCAAAAAACTAGTAAAAAAGTAGTTTACAGACGATTTTTTCTATGATAGTGTTCTTTTCTATGGAAATCTTACGTTTTATTATTTTAGACGAATTTGATGGAAAACCATTGAGAGCCTTTAGTAACAAGGCTTCTGCTCTATGGTTTCTTGAGAATAGACCTAATTGTAAGCTCCATGTGCTAAAAAGAGTCAAAAATGTGATAAATTTTGAACAATATGAAGAATGTCTATTTTAAGGAGAAATATGTATAAAATTAAGAACTGGGAAAAGTTTAATCTTTATAGAGCTAAAAACCCACGTTATCAAAAAAAGATGACTTGGTTCAAGTTTTATGGTACAGATTACATAAATAACATAGAGATTCATAAGCTATCTTTTGAACAAAAAGCTGTTTTAGTTGAACTATGGTGTTTAGGGTCTGAAAATGATGGAATGTTACCTGATCATTTTGAGATAGCTTTTAGGCTTCATTATCCTATTGAATTTATTGATAAAATTTTAAAAGAACTATTTACTAGAGGTTGGCTAGAAGAAAACTCGCAGCCTGTTAGGATAGAGAAGAGAAGAGAGAGAGAAGAGAAGATATATGTCGTTAAAACGACTGATAGATTTTCTGAGTTTTGGGACTTATACCCTTCTACAAGAAAAGTCAATAAGAAAACTTGTTTAGAAAGATGGGCAAATAAAAATCTTGACGCAATAGCAGATGAAGTTATAAGCTATGTTAAAAAAATGAAAGATACTAAATCATGGAAAGATGGATTCTCACCAGCTCCATTAACGCTGCTTAATCAAGAACGTTGGAATGATGGTGATGTTTCTAATATACGTAAAGTTTGGGAAGGTGGCATTTAGTGAACATAGGAGAGGCACTAGATAAATTAACAGTTAATCAATCAGTCATTACTGAATACTATAATCAAGAATTTGCTCACGCTGAGTTCAAGATTAAGTCAACTGATATTTTTACAGATGACGTTGTTAAATACTTTAACGAAGAAATTAATTCAGGAAAATCTTTAGGTTGGGTAAAGACAGAAGATAGATTTCGTGTTCGTAATTCTGAGCTTACAATTTTGACAGGAGTATCAGGACATGGCAAATCCATGTGGCTTTCACAAGTCATATTAGCTTTAATGCGACAAGATACTAAATGCTTGATAGCTTCTTTGGAAATGAGACCTGTATTAACTATTGCTCGGATGATAAATCAGACATTAGGTTCACCAGAACCAACAGAAGATTACATACGCAAGTTCTGTGAAAGAGCAAAAGATAAATTGTATGTTTACGATCAAACAGGAGTTACTACTTCAGACGATATGATAGCAACCTTATATTATGGTAGACACATATTAGGAGTAGAAGTTTTTGTTATTGACAGTCTTATGAAAATGAGTGACATTAGTGAAGAGTCATTAGAGAAACAAAAATTATTTGCCGATAGACTGGCTGTTACAGCTAGAGATTTGCAGATACAAATTTTTCTAGTTGCTCATACACGTAAAATGAAAGATGAAGCAGAAATACCAGACGCAACAAATATCATGGGTTCTAGCCATATTCGGAACCTATCCGATAATATTATTTGCGTATGGAGAAATAGATACAAAGAAAAGTTAGTTGAAGAAGGTAAAACTTCAGATGATGAACTTAAGATTATTCCTGATGCAAAAGTCTTTGTGCAAAAAAATCGTAATGGTCAATGGGAAGGGTCATTCAACTTTTGGTTTAGTCAAAAAACTTTATGTTATAGAGAAGCGCCATGACAATAAATGATTTTATAAAAGAATGTAAAAAGCTGTTTGGAGATGATATACAATATAAAGCTGTATCTAAAGATGGACAAGTATTTAAAACGAAAGGATGGAGAGATGATGTTAAAGTGGAATTTGACAAAAGACAATTTAGAGAATTTAATTCACAAATTAAAAGAACTAGATTTTAGTAAACGTTGGAGAGTTACAGTTACAGATGCAAAACTTAATCGCAGCTTAGAACAAAATGAACGTCTATGGGAACTATATACAAGCATAGGCAATCATTTAGGTCTTGACAAACAACAAGTTCATGAATTAATGTCTTATCGTTTGTTGCGTTATCAAACAGTTATTGGAGGTTTTCCAGTAGAGCTTATTAAATCTACAACAAAACTAACAACAAGTGAAATGACAGACTATCAACATCAAATTGAAGTATGGGCCCAGACTATGGGTTGGGGTTGGGATTATTAACTTAGGAGAGAGTTATGAATGATTTATTTGAAGTGCAAGAAAAAACAACAGTAATTACTAAAAAAACAAAGTTTGACAAAACAGAACGTAATAATTATATATGTAAAATGTATGACATTAGTTTTGATGAAATTGTTGATGAGTTTATGGTTAACTTTGAAACAGATTTTGATTGGAATATAGGATTAATTGTAGGTCAAAGTGGAACAGGTAAAACTACAATAGCAAAAGAAAAGTTTAAAGATTTTTATTTATTTAAAGAACATAAATGGGACGAAACAAAATCAATTGTAGATAACTTTGATTCAAGTATATCAAATGAAAAGATCATTGAGTCACTTACAAAAGTAGGTTTCTCAAGCCCATTAAATTGGTTAAAACCATATCATTTATTATCTAATGGTCAAAAAATGCGAGTAGATTTAGCACGTTTACTTTTAGAGAAAAATGAAACAGTTATATTTGACGAGTTCACTAGCGTTGTTGATAGAGACGTTGCTAAAGTCACTTCACTAGCTGTCAGTAACTTTATCAGAAAGAATAACTATAAATTTATTGCTGTATCATGTCATAGTGATATTATTGAATGGTTACAACCTGATTGGATATTTGATACTAATGCTAAAAACTTTACCAGGGGGTTACTTTGGCAACGACCTGAACTTACATTCCAGCTCAGAACAGCGTCAGTTGACGAATGGAAATCATTTGCTAACTATCACTATCTAACACATGATATACTACGTGGTAGTCATTGCTATGCTTTAGACTATAAAGGATTTCCTATAGCGTTTGCAGCAATTACACATTTTCCACACCCTAAATGCTGTAACTTTAAAAAGATACACAGAATGGTAGTGTTACCAGACTTTCAAGGTATTGGAATAGGAAAGAAGTTTCTAAATGCTGTATCTGAGATATACTATAAGCAAGATTTTAGAGTATTATTAACAACTGGTGCATTAAGTTTTATTCATAGCTTACAAAGAGAGAAAGATTGGAAGCTAACAAGAAAGCTAGGTAAAGTTGGTGAAAGTAAAGGCATTCTTAAAGGTTCAACATCTAAGAATAGAGAGACAGCTAGTTTTGAATACAAAGACTGTCCTTCAAGAACTATGAATCAACCTGTTGTAGAAGTAAATAACATTCCTAATCACGATTTATTTTAATATATGATAGCTGTATTATTTGCAAGAGATGATAGTCGTTACAAAGAACTTGATGGATATGATGTGTACGATATTCATAGAGATGCTAGAACGTATTGTAAAAACTATCCTGTCATAGCGCACCCACCATGTAGAGCATGGGGTATGTTAAGTCACATGGCCAATCCAAGACCAGATGAAAAACAATTAGCATATTATGCTTTAGCACAAGTAAGACTTAATGGTGGTATATTAGAACACCCGTCTGGAAGTAAATTATGGAAAGAAGCAAATCTTCCTAAGCCAAATGAATTTCCAGATGAGTTTGGAGGATTTACAATACTAATTAATCAATATGACTTTGGTCATGTAGCAAGTAAGCCAACTCATTTATACATTTGTGGAATTGATTATAAAGATTTACCTGCATTACCTAAAAGAGATGGAGTTCCATTAAAATCTATGACAGGTCAAGTGCCAAATACATCAAGATGCACTCAGTATGAACGTGAATATACCCCAGATGAATTAATTAATTGGATGACGAAAGTATGCAATGAATTACAGAAACGCTAAATTACTTAAACTAGCAGATGGTGCACCATGTATGATGTGTTCTATGCAAGACGGGACAGTTGTCGCTGCACACTCTAATCAACTAAGAGACGGCAAAGGCACAGGAATTAAATCTCATGATTATCGCATAGCTTTCCTATGTCATCAATGCCATCACATGATAGATAATGACAAAAGTTTAGATAAACATGATAGAATAGCTGCATGGGAAGAAGCTCACCGTAAAACTATAGGTTGGCTATTTACTAACGAACATTTAACAGTTAAATGATAAATCTATTGCATGGAGATTGTTTAGATAAACTTAAAACACTAGATGAGTGTAGTATAGATTTAACTGTTACTAGCCCACCTTATGACAATTTAAGAACATATAATGGATTTACATTTGACTTTGAAAACATAGCAAAAGAATTATTTAGAGTAACTAAGCAAGGTGGTGTTGTTGTATGGGTAGTAGGTGATGCAACAATAAATGGAAGTGAAAGTGGAACATCATTTAGACAAGCATTATATTTTAAAGATATAGGTTTTAATTTACATGACACAATGATTTATCAGAAAGGTTCTTTTCCTCCTACATTTCCTAAAACTAAAAGGTATCAAAATGCTTTTGAATATATGTTTATATTAAGTAAAGGAACACCAAAAACATTTAATGGTATACAAAGAGACAAAAGCCCAAGTTCAATATATACAAGAAAAAGTAAATCATCATTTAGAAAAGCAGATGGTAGTTTTACATACAATGAACAAATAGATACCAGTAAAACAACAACCATTGAACTAAATGTATGGAAAATTGATTGTGGTTATATGAAATCTACTAAAGACAAAGAAGCATATAAACATTCAGCTATCTTTCCAGAGAAATTAGCTTATAATCATATTGTAACTTGGAGCAATGAAAATGATATAGTTCTTGACCCAATGATGGGAAGTGGAACAACAGGTAAAATAGCTAAACAATTAAAGAGAAACTTTATAGGTATAGAAATTTCAGAAGAGTATATGAATATAGCAACAGAAAGGATAAATAATGGGTAAAGGTTCAGCACCAAGACCATTTACAGATAGAGAAGTATTTGAAAGTAACTGGGATAAGATATTCAAAAAAGAAGGCATTAATTTAACTCAAGAAGAGTTAGATAATGTTCTTATCATAGAAGATATTGTTAAGCATCATCGTAAAAAACAAAATAGTGATGATGTATCGCCACATACACTTGAATATGAATATGAACTAAATAAATCTACAGGTGAAGTTGAAAAATCATATTCTAGGATAGATGTAATTTCTCAGAATGGAAATGATGGGCTACATTATCCTGAGTCTTTAGAACAAGGAGCATCTAAACCTAACGAAAGTCAATTTAATGGCGAGTAAATCACCTACACAATTATCATTAGCTAAATTACGAGAAGAAGGATATACTGTAGCAGTAGTAGAACATTGGAACGCATTTGCTAGAATAAGACAAGATTTATTTGGATTTATAGATTTACTAGCTTTAAAAGGTAAAGAAGTATTAGCAGTACAAACAACGTCAGCAAGTAACATGAGTGCTAGATGTAAAAAAATAGCAGATCACGAAAACGTAAGTGCAGTTCGTGAAGCAGGTTGGACTATACATGTGCATGGTTGGCACCAGAATGATAAAAGGAAATGGATTTGCAAAGTGAAAGACATCTCGTGAAAGAAAAGATATTGTCTTATCTTACAGAACCACGAACAATAAACGACATTAAAGACTATATACAATCTAATTATCCATTTACAAAAAAAATACTAATGGATATGAGGGATGAAGGAACAGTTCATGCTTACAAAAATAGTCAAACTAGACTTATGAATTATTACATTCCTGAGCCACATCCGTTACAAACAATATTTAAACATGAAGCTAACTTTACAAACGAACAAATAAAAAGCGTAACAAGTCATAACGCAGATACAGCAAAACATAACTTGCAGCATAAGACAGCACAAGAAACTTATGGAGAAAGCGTAGCATATACGCTAACACGATATGATTAGTATGGAACGTTTAATGTCTATTATGCAAGATTGGGCTTTATGGATGAAATCGGATAATCATAAACTAGGTTATCCATCTAAAAGCATAGGACTCTCTTCAGGGGGAGAGTCAACTAGCGAGGTATTTGAGGAAATGTGTTCAGCTCAAGATATGTCTAACATACGCACTATAGACGTTATTATTCATAGTCTGCCTAAAGAACAACAAGACGCTATATACGCTAGATATTTAGACGCTAAAAAGCCACTTGCATATCCATATAAACTTGAGTTAGCATTTGATAATTTAATAACAATAGCGAGTAAAAGAATAAACGCATGATGTTGTTGAACAAAACTATGAAAGTATGATATAATAACGCTTGTGAGGGCATTGTGTTGCCCAAAGAAACGTAATTCTACAAAAGCCTGACTGCATCTCTCCGTGGTTGGGCTTTTTTCTTTTATATGAAACTATCTATATGCGAACAATGTGGTGAACCATTTGATTTCACCGAATACTCTTTATGTAACGACTGTAGATATGATCACAGATTTATTAAATTAAGGAAACATTATGAAGAAACCAACAACGAAAAAAGGCAAGATGGCGAAGATGAGCAAAGTAATGAAAGAATTTAAAGCAGGAAAACTTCATAGTGGTAAAAAAGGTCCAGTAGTAAAAAATCCTAAACAAGCTGTGGCAATTGCCTATAGCGAAGCTGGTATGTCTAAAAAGAAAGGTAAATAATTATGCCAATGGTTGGAATGAAAAAATTCTCTTACGATTCTAAGGGAAAAAAAGAAGCTAAAGAGTACGCAAAGAAAACTGGTAAGAAAATGGTTGCTAAACCTATGAAGAAAGCTGTTAAACGTGGCAAGTAAACCAGGTTTATGGGCTAACATTCATGCTAAGCGTAAAAG